TATGACCCCGAGCTGGTTGCAGCTATGAAAACCATTCGTGGCTCGCACGGCGACAAGCGTTTTTATGCCAGCTGGGATCCACAAAACAAAGTGTGGACCGTACCGGTTAATACCACCAGCATCTGGCCGATCATGGATGTAGCGGAACGGTTTCGCTTTTCCGTGGAAGAACGTTTTAACGAATATGTCCGCAAAATTCAAACTAAAACCAGCGACAGCCGCATGATGCTGGCGCTTAACGGCGGACAGAACATTGTTGTTGACGATGGCATGATTACTATTGCCATTGCAGATCCCGTTATTCTCAAGGAGTTCCAAGATGCACTCGCTTCCTGAAGGTTTTGACCGTGAGCTTCTCAAAGAAGCTTTCCTCGACATGCCCACGCCCCATGGCGCTGTTTTTGATGATCTCCGAAGGTGGTGTGGCAAGTGCCTTGTCCCCGTAAGAGGCTGTGAAGCTGTGGCGGGTAATTCCTGGGCTGACAAGATTTGTCCCCAATGCACGGCAATTTGGCCCGAGTTTACTGATCTCTATCAAATGTGGATGATGATGGAACATGACGAAGACGAAGAGGGCACAGAAGTGCTTTATGTGAACTGATCATGGAAACTCAACATTTCATGGTTGTCCGACAGGACGACAACGGTTGTAGGTATGCAGTAGCAGACAAGCTTAGCCAGCACGAGGCTGACCTGCTAGCTCTTCGGCTGGAGGCTCGCGGACACAAGCAAACTTTTTTTGTGCAAAATTGGACCACTGCTGAACAGCGAAGGGACCTTTTGATGTGTGATTAAAAGCACGCAACACCGGGCCAATCAGTATCAAACAGCAAGTGCAGTTGGGAAACCAACTGCACTTTTCTTTTGCTTGAATCTCCGGCTGAAACTGTTATAAATATCAAAAACAACATCCAGCACAGTAGGACATCAACATTGCAAAGACTGTTTTATGGCTATAGCACAGTGGAAACAAACGTCAAAAATCAACAGTTTGCTGACGTGGAACTAGTGAAAAGAGATTTGCTCAATGCGTTCTACACCCGTCCCGGTGAACGAGTTATGCTGCCAGAATATGGATGCGCTATTTGGAACATGTTATATGATCCTTTTGACGATATTACCCGTCAAAACATAGTAGATGAAGTACAAAAAGTAATCGACGGTGATCCCCGTGTGCAAGCTAACAGTATTGCAGTAAATGCGTTTGATCAAGGTATAAGGTTACAAATGGATTTGTTTTATGTTCCATTTAATGCAATAGGAACATTTAGTTTAGACTTTGATCGTCGTACAGCAGAAAGTTATTAATAGAGATCCTCATGGCAGTTACTCAACAACAACGTCAAAGCCAACTTTTCTACGCTCAAGATTGGCGAGTTATATATCAAGCCTTTACAGAAGTAAACTTCACAGCATACGATTTTGATACCATACGTGCTGCAATGGTAGACTACATAAGGCTGACTTATCCTGAAGATTTCAACGACTGGATTGAAAGCAGCGAGTTTGTTGCTATTATTGATTTGTTGGCTTATTTGGGTCAAAGTCTTGCGTTTCGTGTAGATTTAAACACACGCGAAAACTTTATTGAAACTGCCACACGGCGTGAAAGTATAATACGTCTTGCCAGGATGTTGAGCTATAATGCTCCAAGAGCCATGCCCAGCCAAGGTTTGTTGAAAATAACCACGGCTATTAGCAACCAAGATTTGTATGATGCAACAGGCCAAAATCTCAAAAATGTTCCTATAACTTGGAATGATCAAAACAATGCTGATTGGTTGGAACAGTTTATCCTAGTTATCAACAGCAGCTTGAACAGCAACAACTATTTTGGCAATCCTGTGAAAAGTGGAATAGTAAACGGTATTCCCACAGAACTTTATGAAATGAATACCGACAACAATGGAAGTACAGTGTTTCCTTATAGCAGCAGTGTGGCAGGAAACAACATGGATTTTGAGTTGGTAAATCCTGATTTTTCCGTTGCAGATTCCACCAGCATTGCAACTGCAACAAGTGGTGTATTTTATGAACGTGCCCCTAATCCCACAAACAGTTGGTATTTGATTTACCGCAGCGATGGACTGGGCAATACCAGTGCCAACACGGGATTTTTCCTCATGTTCAAACAAGGACAACAGGGATACACAGATTATCAGTTGGACTATCCTGTTGCCAATCGTGTGCTAGATGTAAACGTCAACGGCATCAACAACATTGATGTGTGGGTGCAAAATGTTGACAGTCAAGGCAATGTGTTGAAAGATTGGACTGCTGTAAGCAGCGTCAACGGCTTTAATGTCATCTACAATAGTTTAAACCGCAATGTGAGGGACATTTACAGCGTTTATACTCGTGATAATCAAGGACAAGACCAAGTCAGTATTAGATTTGCTGATGGAAACTTTGGTAGCGTGCCAACTGGCTTCATAAGAGTGACATATCGCCAAAGCAATGGCTTGGCTTATCAAATACGTCCTGTAGACATGCAAAATATTCCTTTTGCATTTAATTACAATGACAATCTCAACAATACATTTAACTTGGTATTGTCTGCAAGCTTGCAAACAACAGTTGCCAACAGTCAACTACGTGCCAGCAATCAACAAATACAACTTGCAGCTAGTCAAAACTACTATACTCAAGACCGCATGGTCACCGGCGAAGACTATAATGTATTCCCTTTGACTAACACGCAAGCACTGAAAGTCAAAGCAGTAAATCGCACATACAGTGGACAAAGCCGCTTTCTTAATATAAATGATCCCACTGGCACTTATCAAAACATAAAGCTTGTCAGCACTGATGGCATCTTGTATGACGAGCCTGGCACCAACAAAGTGGAAGTCAGTGTTGCTAACACTCAAAACAGCTTGGCCCTTATTACCAATTACATTCAACCCATGCTGACTGGCAGTCAAGGTCAGCAACGTATAGCTCAAGAAGTCAAAGACTTTTATTACTATTACTATCCACGTGCTAACTTGCAAAGTCAAGGAACCACTGTTTGGCAAACTGCAACAAGCAGCAGTCAAATTAGCACAGGTGCATTGTATCAAGGCAATGTTGCCCAAACTGTAGGCAGCAACGTTTCAGTAAGCAGTGTGTTTCACGTAGTTACTCCCGGCGCTTTATTTTTTGCCAACAACACATGGTGTGAAGTCACCGCTGTCAACCAACAAGGTGTAGGAACCAACAATGGCTTGTTAAGCACTGGCCAGGGAGCCATAAGCATTACTCCACCTCTTATAGCCAATACTATTGGGTACCAACCCACGGAAATAATTGCCAGTTGGAATCCCTTGTTCAATGCCCAAGAAACCTCAGATATTCAAACTGCTTTGGATAGAAAAAACAAATTTGGGATTAGATATGATTATCTAAATGCGCAATGGAAAGTCATTACCAGCGGCAATATCAATCCCGGTGCTTGGAGTTTAACTAACAGCGGTGACACTACCAACACAAATCGTGACAGCAGTTGGTTGCTGTTGGCTACGTTTACTGGCAGCACATGGACATTCACAGCTCGCGCACAGCGATATGTTTTTGAAAGTGTGCGAGATGTTAGATTTTTATACAACACTCAATATAAAACAATAGACATAAACACTGGTGATGTCAAACAAGATAGTATCACAGTATTAGACATCAACACTGCACCACAAGATCCCGCAACCACAACTCCTGCACCTGCTTTGGGCACCAACTACATTTGGCGCATACTAGGGCAAGACATTTATCCCGATGGTTATGTGGATAACACCAAGGTATATGTCAGTAGTGAAAATAATCCCCTGGGCCTGCCCCTAAATCCCAACCAATATGATATAATTGTAGACCCAGAAAACATTGCTCAGCGTATGATATTTTGGACTTTGGTTCCCACAAGTGATGGTTACGAATATTGGCAACCACGTGTTATTCCCACAAGTCGCATTTATACATATGCCACCCAACTGCCACCTGCAAGTGATCCCAACTGGAGTCAAGGTGAAGTTGCATATGTGACGACAACTGGCCAATTTTATCAGTGGATTCGCAGGGGTCCCAGCGGCGAGTTGATACTTGTTACCAATCGTTGGAAAATGAAAATAGGACGCCGTGGGTTAAAATGGATTTATGACCATTATGCTCCCAACGAGCAACGTATTGATCCAGCTATAATGAATATAGTTGACATATATGTGCTAACAAGTACATACGACACAGATTTGAGAAACTGGATAGCAACAAATGCTCCAGCTAGTGCTGAACCACAAGCGCCTACTAGTGAACAACTGCGCAGTGTGTTTTCAGGCTTGGAAGCATTTAAAACCATGACCGACCAAATAATATGGCATCCAGTGAAATATAAAGTAATATTTGGAAATCAAGCTCCTCAAGAACTACAAGTGCGTTTCAAAGTAATCAAAGCATCGGGCACCACAGTAACTGACAATGAAGTTAAAAGTCTAGTAATAGGCAGTGTTAACGAATACTTCAGTTTGATTAACTGGGACTTTGGCCAAAGCTTTTTCTTTACCGAGCTTGCAGCTTACATACACATAAGATTGGCCCCGGTTATAGCCAGCGTGGTTATAACTCCCCTAAATACTCAAGCACAGTTTGGCGACTTGTTTGAAATCAAATGCCAACCTGATGAAATATTCATAAGCAGTGCTAGAGTAACTGATGTGGACATTGTACAAGACTTCACCAACGCAACACTGGGTATAACACATGGCTAATCGCAAAATAGTAGAGTTACTTCCTCAAGTTAATCAAACAGCAGCATTAACGAAGTTTTTCAATGCCACTGTGGACCATTTGTTCCAACCAGAAAACAGTGAGTTTCTAGCTGGGTATGTGGGCAGTCATCCAGTCTATTACAATCCTGTTACTGACTTTTATGTTCCCGAGCCCACTAGCGATAGAGAAAAATATCAACTTTCACCCACTGTGGTCAGTCGTGATCCACAAAATGGCGTAGTACAAAACATTTTGTTTTATGATGACTTGTTAAACAAACTGCGGTTGCAAGGTGCAATTACTTCAACTCCCGAACGTTTGTTTAACAATCGCTACTACAGCTGGAGTCCTCCAGTAGACATCGACTTGTTTTTAAACTGGAATCAATATCGCTGGGTTCCACAAGGTCCTCGACGTATTGATTTGCTTGATGTAACTG